GTCAGGTCCATCCCCTTGGCGGCCAAGCTCACGCGCTGCGCGCTTTTGGTGGCGGCCACCCGCCGTCGCAGATCGGCAGCCTCGCTCTCGCCGCGGCGCAGCGCGTCTTCGGCCTGCAGGTCGGCCAGCTTGGCGTTGCGCGCGGCGACCTCGCCGGCGACTTTGGATTGTTGATAGGCGCCCATCCCCGCGATGGCGGTGCCCGCGGCGGAGAGCCCCAGGCTCAACATCTGGGCGGTGGTCAGGCCGGCAGCGGCGGTTCCCGCAGCGGCAGTGCCGGCTGCTGCGGCAGTGCCGGCTGCAGCAGCGGTGCCGGCTGCGGCGGTGCCGCCGAACCAAGAACCAATGGCGGCGAGTGTTGCCGGTTCACACATGGTCAGGCTCGCATTTCAAATGGGTGGAAGGGCTCGCCCAGCGGGCCGTAAGGCACGGCCTCGTGCAGCGTGAACCCCAACCGACGCAACCACCGCACACTGGTGGTGTTCTTCGCGTGCACGTAATTCACCAGATGGGGGAACGCCTTTAGCATGCGGAAAATGTACTCGGGGGTCCTGCGGACAAGGATACGCTGGTGTCGGTCGAGCACGGGCGTGCCGAGCATCCATGGCGAGCCGATACCGGTGAGCGCGTTGATCGGGGCCACACCGAAGATCGCGGCGAGCTCGCCGTCCACCAGGCCGGTCCAGCACAGCACCGAGCGGTCCACGCACGAGGCGATGCTGGCGGCAATGTCGGAGCGCCCGTAGGCCCGGCACTCGGCCAGGTCGGAGGCGCGCAGGTTGGCAAAAAGCCGGGCAGCGTCGCCCGGCTCAGTGGGTCGGATCAGGACATCAGCCACCGGTCTGGACCTCAAGCGTCATCGACAGCACCGTGAGCGGCAGCGGCAGATCCTGGCGCACGCACACGCCGGCGTCCTGGTTCCAGCTCGGGTCGATGGAGACCGTGAGCTCGCCGTCGCGTAGCGCGGGCGGCGAGCCGTATGGGTCGGTGACGGCGCGCGCCGGGTACTCGCGCAGGCGCGTGAAGTCGGGCCCGGCCTTGACGAGCGAGGACTGCGCCACGCGCAGGTGCACCTTGTTGACGTTCTTGGCTGTGCCCTGCCCTGCGGCCTGCGCGCCCTCGAATGCCAGTGGCAGCGTGCGCAGGTCGGAGACAATCGGCAGACCTACATGGATCTTGCTCGCGGGGTAGTCGAGCGTGATCGCCCCGCCCGACACCACGCGCTGCGGGTGCACGGCGCCATCGGTCAGGATGTCGACCGTCTTGCCTTCAAGGTGGTAGAGACCAGACAGCGTCGTGACGGGCGGCCCGTCGTAGGTGAGCCCTGAGTCGACGAAGAACGCATCGGCCGGGTCGGTGAAGACGCGGGTGCGCAGGCGCTCGATGTAGCGCCGCGAGATGCCGTCGAACGTGCGGCGCACCACCACGTAGAGCACGTCCTCGTTGTTCTCGGGGACGACGCACACCGACTCGAACGCGCCGTCGGTGTCGTGCGCGTGCCAGCCGTAGACCTGCTGGTCGGGCGCGTAGGTCAGGCCGAGCAGCACGCCGTCGTTGCGCACGGCCCAGCAGATCGAGTCGGGCGCACGGCTGTAGGCCAGGTCGGTGATCGTGAACCCGTTGAACCGATGCGGCGCCATGATCGAGGCGTCGACCGAGCGGTAGGCGTTGGCCTCCCAGTTGTAGGAGAGCTCACGAACCCGCGACCCCTGGGCCTGCACGTAGAGGATCGAGCCCGTGGTCACCACCGGCTGCACGTTGCTGGCACCGGCGTACCCCTGGGGCTTGATCGTCACGCTCGTGGGCGTGATCGCGGGCGCACCATCGGAGTAGATGCGGAACTCGCCGCCCGCGGTGAGCGCGATCAGGTCGGAGAGCGCGACCAGGTGGCGGACCCGGTTGTACTGGCCGGACGCAACGCGCAGCTCCATGCCGTCGTCATCCCGCGAGGGGATCGAGCTCGTCAGGTTCGACTCGGTGCCGGTGCGCGTGGCCCACACCACTTGGGGTTTGCCGTCGGTGCCGGCAAACCAGCGGCGCTGCTCGTGGTAGGTCGTGGTGGCCGGGTAGTCGCCGACGCCGGAGTTAAGCGTGATGATGTCCTCGGGCGGCGTCTGCGTGGTGTCGGGCGCCACGTTGTCGTCGATGATCGAGAGCTCGGTGGTGCTGGGGTTGGGCCGGGCCTGGCCGATGTAGCCGTAGATGCCCCCGCGCAGCTTGTAGACGTTGTAGCGGGTGTGGCCGCCGACCGGGGACCAGGTGATGGTGTTGTAGTTGCCTGCCAGCGTGAGGTTGTTGCTCGCAGCCACGGGTGCAGAGGGTAAGGATTCCGTGACGCCGTCGGCGGCCACGGTGGTGACCACGTACTTCTGCGTGGTTAGGTTTTGGTTGTTGGCCACGGTGGCTGTAACGGTCACGTTGGTCGGTGCGTTAGTGGGCGGGCCGAACAACGCCTGGGTGAGCACCCAGTTGGTGGCGCCCAGGCGCTTCAACTCGCGGGTAGCATAGCTCGGGTGAGCGATCGTGATCACGTCCGCCGACTGCGTGTAGTGCAGGTCGAAGAGGTCGTCGCCGTTGTAGGGAGTCCATACCTGGTACGGCAGGCCCGTGTCCGGGTCGAGCAGTGCGGCCCCGCCGATGTAGAAGCGGATGTACTGCTGGCCGAACTCGAGCACCGCAGTCTGGTCGGCGCTGAAGGTGAACGGGATCAGGCGCACGGGGTAGTACGAGTTGCCCGCGGGGCTGATGAACTCGAAGCCAGGCCGGCGCGTGGCGGGCCCGTGCGGCAGCGTGATGAAGTTGCGCGCAAGCGCGAGGCCGGTCTGGTACTTGACGAGGTCCAGGCGGCCGGCCAGTTCGGGCGTGATCTCGCCGCCGGCGAACGAGCGGAGCAAGTGCTTGGTGCTCATGCGCGGACCGCCAGCAGTGAGGGTTGCGGCAGCGACTCAGCGCTCGAGGCGTTGGCGCTCGCGGTGGCGGCGATGTCGGCCAGGGTCGTGGCGCGCTGGCGCATGGCATCACCCACACGCACGCCCTCGTTGCCCTTGATGATCGGCCCGGCCAAGTAGCTCGCCAGCAGGTAGGACAGCGCGCTTGTGAAGCTCGCCGGGAACTTGGTCGAGTCGGTCACGTCCTGCACGTAGAGCAGCACCGCATCAGGCTCGTTGGTCAGGATCACATCGCCCTCGACGTCGAACGCGGCGCCACCGCGGTCATCTGTGTGGGGCTCGAACGCCAGGTTCCGGGTGAGCACGGCGGCTGCAATGCTCGGGCGCAGGATGCGCAGCGCACGCAGGCAGTTCGACGGCTTGGCGTAGGCGTAGGCCCAGACCGTGCTCGGGTTGGTGACCTCGGCCAGCGCGGCGCGCCTCAGGGCGAAGGCCCAATTGCCGGGCTCGAGCAGCTCGGTGCGGGCGAGGTCATAGAACGCCGCGCAGTGGCCGGCCTCGACGCTACCGTCGGGCGGGCTGATCGACGAGACGCGGGCCTCGGAGCCGATGTGGCTCAGGGCCATGTTGCAGAGCTGGACGACTGAGGCCACGATGACATCCTCCTGGCCGCCAGTGTAGGCGTGGGGGTCTATAACACGGACACGCGGCAAAAAGGGCGCCCCTTATGAGGGGCGCCCTTGGGTGCAGCCAGCGGCCGCCGGTCAGGCCAGGTCGACCTTTTCGCCGTGGGCCTGGACGAAGGTCTTGGCCTCCGCCTTGCCAGCCTGCGACAGGGCGCGCGGCTCCGGCTTGGCCGGCTTGGCCGGCGGCTTGACGCTGTCGACGGGCGCGGCCCACGAGGCTTTGAACCCCTCGGGCACGTCCACCACGTCCCCCGCGCGGATGCGGGAGCCGTTGTAGAAGGCCGGACTGATGGCGGTCACTTTCATGGGGTCACCTCATCAGAGCTGGAACGGCGCGTCGTAGCTCTTCCACTTCGCCACATCAGGGGTCAGGAAGGCGTTGATATTGCCGCCGGTGAAGGCCGCGGTGCCGGTGGTCTGCAGGACGCCCAGGAACCGCTCGTAGGCCACGCCTTCGAGCGGCAGGGGCACAGCGGCCAGGACCGCACCAGCAGTCATCTCGGCGATGCTGAAGGCCTTGGTCTGGAAATGCACGCTGGCAGTCCCGTTGGTGGCGATGTTGGCGGTATCGTCGGAGGCCAGCGTGAACTGAGCCGTGGCAGCACCCGCCGAGGTGGGCTGCGTGTCGACCGTGATCACCAGGTACAGCTGCTCGCCGGTGCCGATGTCGCGGGCCACGCCCAGGTCGATCTGGTCACCGATCCGGTAGGTGCCGGGGGCCCCGGTGCTCAGCGCGGTGGCGTCGCAGAACTCATTGCGCTTATCGAGAATCATGGTGGTTTCCTTTCAAAGTTCAGAGCCGCGACTTAGACGACACGGGCCTCGGCGTTGACCAAGGCGTCGCACCGGCGCACCGGGATGTCGTCGAACGTCATCACGCGCTCACCGGAGACGGTCTCCCAGGTCAGGTTGCTCGAGACCTTCTCGAGGATGCCCAGGCGCAGCTTCTCGCGCAGACGGCGGTTCATGTAGAACGCCGCGCGGCCCTTGCCCAGCTCGGGGATGCGCTCGGAGGCCTGGATCATCCACTCGATGAGCTTCTTGGTGTTGGCGACCGTGTCCAGGTCAGACACGTCGATGTTGGCGATGCGCACGAAGTAGCGCCAGTCACGGATGGTCAGACCCGCGTCCCAGCGGTAGTGCGTGCGGTAGGCCTCCATGCGGCCGCCGTTGCCGTCGACGTTCTCGACCGTCACCTGACCCTTGTCGGTCATCTGCAGACCAGCGGTGGAGCCCTTCGGGTAGATGCCGAACCCGGTTTGCGGACCCCACACGCACAGCCAGATCGAGGTGTTGTCGGAACCCGTGCCGCCAGCGTCGACGATGTTGTCGGCGTTCTGGGCGGACTTCGAGTTGTAGCGCGGGGCCAGGCCGGTGAAGGCTTCAGGCTCGGTGCCCTCGTTGCCGTAGAACAGCGTGGAGGCCATCTCCTGACCCATGGCCTCGATGTGGGCGGCGTCTTCGGACAGGCGGAAGGAGGCGGTGTTGCCGTTCAGGTCAGCCAGGGCCTTGTCGACCTCGGCGTAGGCCTCGAGCATGCCGCACGAGTCGGTGACCTGCACGGTCGTCGACTTGGTCGGCTGGACGCCACCGTACAGCTTGCGCCAGGTCGGGGTGGGCAGGCCGGTGCGGATGGTGGTGCGGTGGCCGGTCGGCAGGTTGCCTTCGACGAAGGTCAGATCGTCCAGCACCGGGTTGGTGGCGTTGAGGATCTCGACGATAGCGGCGATCTTGCCATCCGGGTCGAGGCGCTTGGCGACGTCGAGCAACGTCGGGTTGTTTGCGGCGAGAGTAGGCATGGCGGTTTACCTTTCAGTTCATGTTGGGGAACAGCTTCTTGGCCGGGTCGTCGGCAGTGCCGCCTTTCGGCGCGCCGCCAACGAAGCGGTCTTCACTGATCGCTTTGCCGACCTTGTAAAACGCGCGAATGACTTCCGGGTGGTTGCCGAGACCGGTGGCGTTCAGAACGTCACGCAGTTCGGGAGTCCCGAATGCTTCGAGCGCTTTGCGTGCGACGCCGAGGTTTTCCGCGAGCTTGTCGCCACCGATCTCATTGTCGGTTTTGACCTGCTCGGCCCACGACTCGACGAGCTTGGCGTGCGCCTCGACTTGACGCTGCGCCATCTTGGCGCCGACGTCGGCGAGTTTCTGCGCCGCGGCTTGGTCGAGCTTGAGCTCCTTGGCGATCGCGGTGAACTCGGTGGCAGCCGCCTGGTCGAGTTCCACCCCCTCGGGCATCTTCAGATCGTAGGCCTCGGGCACCGCCGGTTCGGTGGCTTTCGAGTCCTGCGTGCCTGCAGCAGCGTTGGCCGAAGCCGGCGCCGCTGTGCCCGCTGCAGGTGCAGCATTGCTTACAGTGTTGGTCGGCTCCCCAGCGTCGTTGGAAGGTGTGCCGGTGGCCGCAGTCGTGTCAGTCATCTTTGGTCCTAAACTCTTTCAGAGCTTTCATGAACCCGTCGGGCGACGCCTCGGTGAGCTCCGCGATGAGGAACAGGCCCATGTGCCGCTTGCCTTCGTTGAACGCCATAACGCTGCCGCTATGGTTGAAGGAGCTGCGGTACACGCCCGCCTCGTCCAGGAGTCGCGTCACGATGCGGCGCCCTTGGGGGTGACCCAGCAACCACCGCAGATCCTCCAGCTCTTTGCGTCGGCGCTCGCGCGCGCCCGCCTCTTCGGCTTCGGCGTCGCGCTCCAGGCGCTTCAGGTCTGTCGGGTCTTCGTAGGTTGCCACGGTTGCGAATGTAGCGCGCGTCTTTTAGCTCACGGATACGACCGGGCTCACCCGCCGATCGTCCGCGGGCTAGGCGAGTCGTAACCCATGAGCCCACCCAGCACGTCTTGCATGTTCTGCGCGTCGATCTCGCCCACCGTCTTGGCGGTGTCGGCAACGACCGGCGCTGCGGCCGCGGCTTGCTGCGCCTGCATGGCAGCAGCGCGCTGCTGGCGCAGGGCGGCGACCTTGTCGTCGGGCACGATGATCTTCGGATCCACGCCGTAGGCATCGCCGTAGGTGTCGACCACTTGGTCGAAGTCGATCTTGTCGAGCACGTCAGGCTTGGCCGCGGCCATCTGACCAACGACGCCGAGCAGGCGGTCCATGCCCTGGGTGGCGACCGCACGCTGTGCCTGCGCCAGCACGCTGATGAACTCGACGTTGAGCTCCATGCCCTCGAGCTCCTTTGGCGGGGGCGGCAGGATGCCGGCGCGGTTGGCGTAGTCGAACGTGATGTCGATCAGCGGGGACAGCAGCTCGTTGTGCAGGCGCTCGAGCACGGGGCCGAGCATCAGCAGCTTCTCCTCGTGGCGCTCGGCCACCTCGGTGGCGGTTATGTTCGAGCGGTTGTCGTTCGACAACATCAGGAACAGGTCGGCGTAGTAGGCCGAGCGGATGCGCTCGCGCACGTCCTGGATGTCGAGCATCAGGTGCTGCAGGTTGAGCTGCACCTCGAACGCCGAGCGCACGCCTTGCCCTTGACCAACGCTGTCGACGTAGAACACGCCGCCGGGCAGGCGGGCCTTGGCGGCTTCCTTGTACTTGGTCGGCACCTGCAGCGGTGGGTTGACCTGGTAGTCGATCGCCTGGCCCTTGCGCAGCTGCTGGTGTTGCAGCTGCTTGACATCGCCCAGGCACTCCATGCCCGGGCTGGTGCCGTAGACGTCATTGCCGGTCACGACCCAGCGCGGGGCCAGGGCGGGGAAGCGCTCGAACCCCGACTCGCTCAGGAACTTGTCGGTATTGTCTTTGCCAGGCTCCAAGTAGATCGAGGCGAAGCGCATGTTGCGGGCATCGCGCTTGGTCAGGTCGCGGTTCTTGCGCGGCTCGATGATGTGGACCACGTCCACCCACGTGTCGTAGTGCCCGCGGTTGAACAGGTCGCGCACGGTCTGGCTGCAGTTGTCCTTGCCGAACTGCTCGACCATCTGCGCCACGGTCATCTGAAACTCACGGCACAGTGTGTCGACCTCGCCCTTGCTGTTGGTGGCGAGCGCGTACTCGCCCACCGTCAGCGGGTAGTGATGGATAACGTTGTCGAAGTCGGGCAGCACGATCGCGCAGGCGGTGCCGAACAGGCCCAGCTCCTCGTAGATCGTGTGCAGGCTGCGGTAGGTGTTGGAGCTCGCGAAGATCGTCCGCAGCAGCGCGGCGACGTCGTGCAGCCAGGTCTTGACCGGGCCCGACTCCATCAGGTCCTTGTCCTTGACCTCGAGACGGAACCAGGGGCGCGCCGGGCTCGTCACACCCGACATCAGGCCGGCGGCCAGCGTGCGGGCGCCGAACACGGCGGTGTTGTCCAGGATGTGGTTGGTGCGCTTGTCGCCACGGTTGCGGTCGGTGACGACAAAGCGCCCGGCGCGCGGCTGCTGGTACTCACTGATCTCGCGCCAGTGAGTGACCCAGCTCGCGCGCTCTTTCCACAGCGCGCTCTTGCGCGCGAGGATGCGCTGCCGTTGGTTTACCGGCTTGCCGTCCATCACTGCCCGAGCAGGGTCGTGCGTCCGGTGGTCAGCGCGCCCTGGGGCACGCCAGAGGGGCCGGTGAGCAGCGAGCCGCCCGTCATGCCCCCGGCGCGGTTGCGACGTGCGCTAGCGCGCATGCTGGTGCTGTCGGGCTGCTTGACCTCCTGGGGAGGCGGCGGGGGCGGCGGGATGTTGGGTTTGGACAGGCACATTGGTCTGACTCCTGTGAGTTCGCCGCATTGTGCCGGGGCGTCTGCCCGACACGGACACGCCTGGGCTCAGAGGCTCTTGTACGGGTCCCACTCCAGCGCGTTGTCCGGTGCAGCCTCCCGCTCGATGTAGCGCAGCTGGTGCACCTTCGGCGTGTCCAGGAGCGCCAGAATCAGCGCGCTCGCGCGGTCGGGCGAACGCCCCACGCGCTTGATGATCTCCTCGCGCGACTCGACCTTGATCGTCATGCCCGAGAGCTCCCAGCGGGGCGCGCACAGCTCCTTGAGCAGGTCTGGGTCGGGCGGCAGCGCGATCCCGTTGTTGGCCTCGGGGTCAAGAGCCTCACGCATCTGCCACCAGAGCTGGCTGCGCAGGTTGAAGAACGCCAGGCGCCCGGACTTGTCGCGCGCGGTTGCCTTCTCGCTCACGTTGACGCCGTACACCGGCTGGCCCGCGTCGCTGAGCACGTCGTAGGGGCTCGCCCCCACGCCAACCACGTCGATGTGGATCGGCGCGTGGTCGCGGTGCTCGCTGATCACCAGACCCGCCACCTTGCGCCCGTTCGGCGTCTCGCTGCCTGGGTAGAGCTTGAGCCGGTCGAACCAGAGCTCGGTGTCGTCGTTCTTGTAGCGGGTCGAGATGACCGTGTTGTCCTTGCCGCCTCGCGCAACGTCGACGCCCATCGACATGAGCTCCCCCTTGCGTGCGCGCTCGCGCCAACGCTCCTGGGCGAGCTCAACCCAGCGCGTCGGGATCACCTGCCAGGGGTCGTCCTCGATACCAGCCTGGAAGTCGCCCAGCAGCATCTGGCTGCGCAGGGGCTCGGGCAGCGCCTGCAGCTGCGCCATGTAGCCGGTCGAGACCAGGAACGGGTTGTCGGTGACGCGCGAGGGGATGAAGGTGCGCGACTCAGGGCGCACTATGCCCTCGGGCCTGTGCTCGAGCGGGTCGAAGTCGTAGCAGCGCTCATTGCCCACGAACACGAACGGACGCGGGTCATCGTCCTCGACCCATACGTCCTCCCCCGTGATCGGGTCGACGTAGACGTAGCGCAGCTGGCCGGGCGGTGTCGGGTACAGCGGGTGGCGCTTGTCGAGCCAGGGGGCGAAGAAGTCGATCACCCAGCGGCCCTCGGCCGTGGTCGGCGGGTTGAACGTCAGCAGCGTTCGCGTGCGCTGGCCGGTCCTTGTGGTCCGCACCCAGCCCTTGACGAAGCGCACTTGCTGCTCGAGGAAGTTGGCCGCCTCGTCGATCACCAGCAGATCCTTGGGCCGGCCTTGATACTTGGTCTCGTCGCCCAGGTTCGGCATCGAGTTGAACTCGATTTGCCGGCCATCGTCGCCGTGGTACACAGGCGGGTTGCCGGTGATCTGGCTGCGGGTGCCCAGGATCTCCGCCAGGCGGTCGATGATGCCCTTGAGCTGCGGGCCCTCGCGGCGGAACACCTGCGTGCGGTAGTGCTGCGTCAGGGCCAGGCCAAGGGCTAAATCAGTCTTGCCCCCGCCGGCAGCGCCGCCAAACCCGATCACGTCGGCCTCGGACCCGTAGGCCATGGTCTGCGGGCCAGGCAACGGCCGCCAGCGGTGCTCAGACAGGTCAGCGGCGACCAGCGCGTCGAGCTCCTCGCGCTCGGCCGGCGTCAGGTAGCGCTCGAGCTCGCGGACCTGTTGCGGTGTCATGCGGCCCGCTCGCGCTCGGCCAGTTTGCGCTCATAGTTGGCCCATGCGCGCTCGAAGCGCTCGGCCTGCTCGCGCTCACGTTCGGCCTCCATTTCCCGCATGCGCTACTGCCAGCTCTTGGCGCCGGCGGCGCATTCGTCGTAGAAGGACTTGGCCCACCAGCCGAACCCCATCGCCACCAGGATCGTGAACACCAGCTCGAAGATGGTCTCAATCATGCCAGGTCTCCAAAGTCATCTTGCTCGGCCTTGCGCCGCTGTGCTAGGGCCAGCAGCTGCGCCACGCGCGCAGCCTTGGCCGTCTCATCCACCTGGGCCACAGGGCCGCCGTCTGCGCCGGTGAGCTCTGTGCGCTCGGCGTAGACCTTTTTGCGCCGCCCCTTGAGGATCAGCGCCAGCAGGGCGTCGCTGTGGACGGTCTCGGTGCCGACCAGCTCGCCCTTGTACCAAACGGGCTTCTCGTAGCCCGCTACGGCCCGGCGGAAGGCCTCCTGCTCAGCGCGGTCGACGCCTTCCTCCAGGGCCTCATCCCAGGCCTGGGCGAACTCCGGGTCAGCCTCGCGTGCGCGCCAGGCTGTCGCGCGGTTCACGCCCGCCGCCTTGCAGGCGTGGACGACCACGGGCACCTCGGCCAGTGCTGCGAGGAACAGCGCCTTCCAGTCGTAGGGCTTTTGGTGGTAGGTCATGGCCGAAATCTAGCTCGCTGCTGCAATCACACGGACACGCGCACCACGTGGGCGGCGGCCTGCCCACGGCGCCGGCCAGCCGCGATGTGCGCGATGCACGACTTGCTCACGTCGAACTTGCGCGCCACCTCGGCATAACTCAGCCCAGCGTCCAGCAGCGCCAGGACTTGCTCGACCTCGTAGTCCAGCAGTTTGGCGCGCGGGTGGCTCTCACCGATGCGCCGCCCGCTCTCGTTCAGTGCGATCGTCTTCAGCATGTCCAGCATCCTTTCTGCAATTTTCAGCACGTTAAGTTGCCTTGCGCTGCGTCTCCGCCTGGGGGTGTCGGATTGTCGGGTGTTTGCACCCTGTTTTCCGTATTACTCTCTAGAGAGAGGTGCTATAGGGCGATAATAGGAAAAAGGGGTTTTTTTATACGACAATCCGACACTTTCAGTCTTCCAGGAGCCTCAGGCCCTTGAACACTATCACGTCGCGCCGCCCGCCGCCCTCAGCCGACACTTTCTTCCTGAACTTTTGCGCGCTTGGCACTACGCGCTCGACTTCCTGCGAAAAGCGGATCTTGCTCAGTGCGTGGAACCCGCTCTCGCCACACCACGCCCGATAGGCCTCGTACAGGCCCCCGCCCAGTCCGTCCGTCAGGGGCGCCTCGAGCTCAGGGCCGAGCTCACAGCACTCGTTGATGAACTGCCCTACGCGGTCCTGCTCGGCCTGGTAGTCCCTCGACGCTGCCAGCACGGCGTCAGGCGGCTGCAGCCCGTCCTGGAACCACGCGCGGGCGCCCTCAACAACCCAGGTCAGCACGCCCTGTAGCTCGGCTTTCAAGCGCTCTGCGACGCGGGTGTCCTTCACGAAGTGCGCCCACCCGGCGGCGACCTCTTCAGGGCTGCCAAACCGCGCCAGATAGGGCACCAGCAAGACGCGGCGCCAAATGCCATTGTCTTGGCCCTTGATGATCGGCTTGTAGTTGGTCAGCAGCTGCAGCTTGTGGGTCGGCTCGAACTCAAAAAAGTCGGCGCGCATGAACCGGGCCTTGACCTTGTCGGATCCCGTCAGCTGCTTGACGGTGTCCTCCTTCAGGTGGCCGCCCTCCCCTGTCTCGTGCGCGGTGACCATGCGCCGGCCGAACAGGTCCGCTATCTCCGTGGGGTGCCTGTCGTTGCCGCCGCCTACCAGCAGCCCCGGCGCCGCCGTGGCGGCGTAGTCCCCCAGCACGTCCGCGATGGTGTCCAGGATCGTGCTCTTGCCGTTGCTGCCCTGGCCGTAATGCACGACGAACGCCTGCTCGCGAGTGCTGCCGGTGGCGCAGTAACCGAACCAACGTTGCAGGAACCGCGCCAGCGGCCGCGTCGTCAGGCCCTCCTCGAGCGTCACCCGTGCCACCACGGTCTCCCAGATCTGCGAGCACACCGCCGGGTCATACGCCACCGGCACAAGCTTGGTTATGAAGTCCGAGGGGTCGTGGGGTTTGAGCTCGCCCGTGCGCAGGTCCACCGTGCCGTTGGTGCAGTTGAGCAGCCAGGGGTTGCGGTCGATCTGGTCCTCACCGACGGCAAGCATCTTCTTTGCCAAGCCAACGGCCGCGTCGATGGTGCTCTTCATCTCCGACTTCTTGGCCCATTTCTCGAGCGCCTCGGCCACGGCCTGATTGCGCTCCGCCTCCTCCCCGGCCTTGGTCGGCTTAGCGCGCCACCCATCGGCCTCGGCGTGGATGATCTTGGACAGCCTGCAGGCGCACCGGTACACCTCGCCCTCGTCCCGCTCCCAGCGCATGCCTGTCCACGCGTACCATTGGCCGGCGACCACGATCAGGCGCTTGCCGAACTTGTCGACGATGCGCCCGGCGTTGGCCTGGTCTGTGGTCAGGTGCTGCGCCTCAGGGACGTTCTTGCGCTTGCGCGAAGCCTTCGGCGCCTCGCCCGCGTCCGCGTCCGCCACCGGCTCGGTGCTGACATCCTCGAAGTCGTTGATCACCTCGTCCACACCCAGGCGGGCGAGGAACATGCCACGAGTACGGTCGGCACACGACGCGTGCAGACACTTGAAGTGCCCGACCGCGTAGCCCCCGGTGTTGGGCGGGAAGTAGACCGTAGAGCTCTCGCCGGACTTGGTGGTGTGCCCATCCTCGAACGGGCACGCGATGTTGAGCGCGCCGTCCGGCCGCTGCGACTTCACCAGGCCCTGGTCGTAGAGCGCCTGGGCAATCGGGTCTTCGGCCACGACCTCGCGCAGACGCGCGCCGCGCCCGCCGCTGCTGCCTGTGGCCTGCGCCAGCAGCGCCTCGTCGATCTCGAGCACCACCTCGTCGCCGAACAACCCCGACACCAGCCCCGAGCGCTCGGCAAACGGGTCGACCTGCCCCGGCTCGAACACCGGCGAGGCGGTGTAGTGCACCTGCACCGGGTTGAACAGCGCCAGGTCGGCCTTCAAGCCCGTGGCCTTGGCCCAGGCCCTGAGCTGCGCCGAGGTCAACGGCTTCGCCAGCCAGAACCACAGGTGGGCGCGCAGCTCCGAGCCCTTGCTGGGGTGGCCCGCGCTGTTGGAGAGCTGCCAGTGGTAGCCCGCCGCACGGAACGGCTCGGGCAGCATCGTGAACACGAACTCGTCGATCGCGCTGCGCGGGTCCTCCAGCGCGTCAGAGCACAGGGGCTCGAACCCGTCGACGTCGATCAGCACGGTGTGCAAGGGCTGGTCGTCGAAATAGTCCAGAGCTCGCCGCACCTTGCCGGGCTGGAACCCCGCCGGATCGCGCTCGCGCGCAAGGGCATCGCCCACGTACTTGCCGCGGATGACGCACGCCATGCGCTGCGCCTGCAGCTCGGTGAGCAGCTCCGACAGCTCGGCCAGGCCGTTGACCTGGCGCTCCTCCAGCGTGAAGTACTTCGCATCGCCATAGGAGGCGATCGTGCCGTCAGACTTCCAGGTCTTGGCCATGAGCGCCACGTTGTGGCGCAGGATGCTGATGGTGTCGCTCATTTGGCCCCCCGTTCGGAGCGGGCCTGCTTCTCGGCCAGCGCAGCCAGCTTGCAAGCCAGATCGCCGACCGCGTGAGAGGCCCGCGCAGCGATCCCCTTCCAGAAGGTAGACTCGACGCTGGCAAGCTCAGCGCGAGCAGCCACGTAGTGGTCCCCCATGATGAGGATAGAGTCCGCGATCAGCACTGGCAAGACCTTAGTGGCGCACTCCCCGCAGCAGTAAACGGTCTCACGGGGTCCGCGCCACTCGCCACCAGAAAAGTCAGTGGAATGTGCCTTGCCGCAAAAGCTGCAACGGTCGTACGAGCTGGATTTCATTTGGCGCTTTCAAAAAGGCCACTGGGTGGGGGCAGGACGGTTGAAAGCGCCAACCTCCCCCGCGTGTACGGGGCCCGTCCTGCCCCCACCCAGGGGCACACGAACAAAAACGAGGCTGGCAGAACGAAGTATAGAGCCGTTCTGCCAAACCGCAAGCATCAGGCCCGGCGGCCATACTTGCGCAGGAAGGCGCTGGCGAACAGAACCTCGCCACGCGCACGGGCGCGCTCGGTGTATTCGCAGACCCACTCGGCGCGTTCGCGGCGCACCAGGCGCACGACGTTGCCGCCGGGCAGGCGCACGAGCATGCCGGCGCGTAGGGTATCGATCACAGGCCGAGCTCCAGCTGGCGCGCGTCGACGATCGGGAACTCTGACACGACCGCCTTCTCGCCCAGGCAGCGGTGCGCGAAGTCGCAAGACCGGCAGGCTTCGCAGAGGTCCGTGCGGTACACGACAGGGAGCCGCCCCTTGCTGGCCCGGGCCATGCGCCGGGTCTCGCGCTCGATGGCCTGAGCCCGCTCGGCCGAGGCGCTGCGGTGGCCCGAGGCCAGCTGGTACAGCACCCCGCGCGAGGTGCCGATGCGCTGGGCGAGGAGCTCCTGTTCTTCAACGGTGGCCGCAGCCATCCAGCTACGCATAGGGGTGATGCTCTTCATGCGCGAGAGTTTAGCAGAACGTATAGATATTGCAGCAAGCAGGCGGTCGTCACCGGGGGCTGGCGCAGTAGAAAGACCCCACACCGCAGTTGGGTATTGACATCGACGTTTTAGCACGTGCTACAATGCGCCCATCGCAACGACGAAACCTGAAGGAGTAAGACGTGGAAATCAAGCTCACCCTCAACATCGGCCTGAACAGCCACAAGGGCGCCATCACCACCGAGCAGGCCCGCCAGGCCCTGGCCGCCAACGAGTTCTCGATCGTGCGCGACGCGGTGCTCGAGTCCGACACCGAGCCCACGCTCGTGGCCGAGGTGACCAGCCTGAACGCCAACCCCTTCCTTGTCCTGCAGCTGCTGCGCCGCGTGGCCGACGAGCTCGACCAGGACTGCATCGCCGTCTACCGCGAGCTCACCGCCGGCGGCGCCCTGATCGGCCCCCGCGCTGCTGAGTGGGGCCCGTTCAACCCCGAGTTCTTCCTGCTGCTCGACGGGCGCCGCCTGTCTGAGACCATCGCCGCTTGACCCAAGGAGAACACCATGCGCTACGACATCTTTGAGTTCAACGGCGAGGGCATGACCTTCTTCGACCGCGCCTGGCGCGTCGCCTTCCTGGCTGCCTGCATCGCGGTCGTCCTGCTCGACCTGTTCGTCTGGAGGCCGTAAAAGTTTTCTCCCGCACTGTAGCACGTGCTACGATATCCTCCCCACCAACTGCTAAACCCTAGAAAGGAAGCAAAATGCAAGACCTCGAAGTCATCATCCGCAACAACGCCAAGGCCGTGGAAGAGCACGCCCTCAAGACCCGCAACACCGGCAAGTGGGGTGTGGCCAAGTACACCGGCCTGAACTTCCACAGCTACGCGGAGTTCGACACCGAAGTTGAGCGCAACGCTGCCGCCCTCTCGTGGACCAACGAAGCCCCTGGCCGCCGTACCGCGTTGATCAACCCCATCACCGAAGCCTGAAGGAGTTCACTGTGATCACCATTACCCTGCACTTCAAATCCATCGAGGCCGCCCGCAAGGCCCTGCTCGAGATCCCGTCCAGCGCCCTGGTGGGCGGGCCGGAGCCGGAGGCCGAAGCCCCAAAGCCTGCGCCGGCCCCCGCGGCTGTGTCTGGCAAAGCTACTGCCAAGGGTGGCGCTGCGCCTGGGAAGACGGCCGCCGAGAAAGTTCACGCTGCCGAATCTGTGGCGGCCGAACCGCCAGCCTCGACTGCTGCAGACTCTAGCCCGGCCCCGGCCCGGGCCCCGGCCCCTACCATCGAGTACACCGTGCTCCAGAAGGCCGTGTTCACCCTGGCCGGCAAGAGCCGCGAAGCCGCTGCCGCCGTCACTGCCAGATTCGGTGTGAAGACGTTCAAGGACCTGCCGTCCGACAAGTGGGCCGACGCCCTGGCCGTCGTGAACGCCAAGTTGGCCGAACTCGAAAGCGCCTGATCATGAACACCCCCGAGCACTCGTACTGGAGCGCCTCGAAGTTCGAGTCGATCATGCTCTGCCCGGGCAAGATCGTGCTCGAGGACGGCGCGCCAGAAAACACCAGCAGCTACGCCGCCGAAGGCACGGCCGCGCACCAGGTGCTGACCTGGGCGCTGCAGGAGGATCGCCCGGCCGCCGCCTACATCGGCCGCCTGATCCACCTGGACGCCCGCGGCAAGGTCTGCGAGCCGGCCGACGCCGCCTACACCTACGAGGTGGACGCGGAGATGGCCGAGCACGTCCAGGTCTGCATCGACTACGTCAACGACCTGCGCGGTGATGACGGCGTCGTGTTCGCTGACATCCGCGTGAACTACTCGAGCTACCTCGACACCCCCGTGGAATCCGCCTGGGGCACCGCCGACGTGGTCGTGGCCCGTGGGTCCGAGCTCATCGTGGTCGACTTCAAGTATGGCCGCGGTGTCGAGGTGAGCGCTGAGCGCAACCCGCAGATGTCGCTCTACGCTCTCGGCGCCCTGCAGGCCTACCAGGGGTTGGTCGCTGACTTCGAGCGCGTGCGCATGGCCATCGTCCAGCCGCGGGTCAAGCGCGCACCCAGTGAGTGGGACTGCAGCGTCGAGGAGCTAGAGGCCTGGGGCCGCAGCACCGCGCGCAGCGCGGTGGCCAGCTGCAAGCTCGCTGCCGAGTTCAAGAACGACACGCCGGTCGAGCCCGAGCTGTGGGAACAAACCTTCCTGCGCCCAGGCGAGAAGCAGTGCAAGTTCTGCAAGGCCAAGGCCACTTGCCCTGCCCTGCGCGCGGAGGTCGCCAGTGCCGTCAGCTCGTCCGTCGGCGCGCCGGCCAGCCCTGACGAGTTCGCCGACCTCGATGTGGTGGCGGCCGAAGAGCTCCAGTACGCGGACGACGCCTGGCTGTCGGCCGCTCTGGGCAGGCTCGACCTGATCGAGGACTGGTGCAAGGCCGTGCGTGCTGAGGCCGAGCGCCGCCTGCTGGCCGGCCAGCCCGTGCCGGGGTGGAAGCTCGTGCAGGGCAAGAAAGGCGCGCGCCAGTGGCAGGACGCCAAGGCCGCCGAGGAGCTGCTCAAGTCGATGCGCCTCAAGCAAGAGGACATGTACGAGATGAAGCTTATAAGCCCGACGACGGCCGAGAAGTTGCACAAGGCCGGCGTGATCGGCCCGCGCCAGTGGCCCCGCCTCCAGGAGCTCATCACCCAGTCCGAGGGCAAGCCGCACGTGGCGCCCGAGTCCGATTCTCGACCCGCGCTGGTGGTCACGCCGGTGGTCGAGGAGTTCGCTGACCTGACCGCCGAGGACCTTGCCTGACCGAAAAGCCCCGCACTTTAGTCGGGTTCTTGCACCTGTGTTTTAGCGTGTGCTACAATTAGCTCGCAGCAAACGCTCAACCCTCAACCCTGAAAGGAAACCATCATGTCTGCAAACCCTATCGGCCGCATCCTGCTCAAGGACGTTCGCCTGGCGTTCCCGAACCTGTTCGAGCCCACCACCGTCAACGGTGAGGGCAAGCCCCGGTATTCGGCCACGCTGATCATCCCGGCCGACCACCCTCAGCTCGAGGAGATCCGCCGCAAGCAGGAGGCCGTTGCCAAGGAGAAGTGGCGCGACAAGGCCGCCGCGATCCTGCGCGGCCTGGAGAAGCAGGACAAGCTCGCGCTGCACGACGGCGACACCAAGGTCAAGTACGACGGCTTCGCCGGGAACTTCTTCATCAGCGCCGCGGCCCAGGAAAACGCCCCGCCCACCGTCATCGACCGCGACCGCTCGCCGCTGTCTGCGAAGTCTGGCCGCCCCTACGCTGGCTGCTACGTCAACGCGTCGATCGAGCTGTGGGTGCAGGACAACGCCTACGGCCAGCGCATCAACGCGCAGCTGCGCGGCATCCAGTTCTACCGCGACGGTGACTCGTTCAGCGCCGGCCGTCCTGCCTCCAGCGACGAGTTCGAGGACGTGAGCGAAGGTGCCGACGCGGAGGACTTCGCATAAGTAACCGCCCAGCCCTGGCAACAGGGCTGTGTGGTGATGGTGTTGCTAGCGCCCTGGCACTCGCATGGGGAAGGCCCCCTGCACCATCACCACACAACGGGGCGCCCAACTCCTCGCCGGGCCGGCCGCTCGGCTAAAGCAGATCAGATGGCTAAGCGGGTCGCTCCCGTAGAGATTGACGGCGACCCGTAGTGCTTGCACCCGTGGGCGCTGAAACATAAAGCGGGCAATCTGGTCGTGGCCTGACACCCCGGAAAGACGGGGGTTCTTTGGCGAGGCGGTCACCAGGCGGCGGACGCCTCACCAAAGAACCGAGAGCACGACATGACCATCCTCTGGCTTGACACCGAGACCTTCAGCGAGTGCGACCTCAAGACCGCAGGCACGCACCGATACGCCGAGCACCCAAGCACCGAGATCATCGTGGCCCAGTGGGTGCTCGACGATGGCGAACCGGAGGTCGCTGACTGCACCGGCCGCAAACGGCCGCAGCGCCTGCTGGCCCTGCTTGAAGACCCGACGATCACCATCGTCGCGCACAACTCCATGTTCGACCGCACGGTGCTGCGCCACGTCTGGGGGCTCGACATCCCCGTCGAGCGCTGGCAGGACACCATGGTCAAGGCCCTGGCCCATGGCCTGCCCGGCAGCCTGGACAAGATCGGCCAGATACTCGGCCTCGAGGCCGACGAGGCCAAGGACAAGCGCGGCCGCGAGCTGATCCAGCTCTTCTGCAAGCCGCGCCCGAAGGGGAGCAAGCTGCGCCGCGCCACGCGCGAGACGCACCCCAAGGAGTGGTCCGAGTTCCTCGAGTATTCGCGCCAGGACACCGTGGCGATGCGCGCTATCGACAAGCGCCTGCCCACCTGGAACTACCGCGCCGGCCACCCTGAGCTGGCGCTCTGGCACCTCGACCAGCGCATCAACGACCGAGGCATCGCGGTGGACGTCGAGCTGGCGCGCTGCGCAATCGACGCTGTGACCGCGGAGCAGAAGCGCCTGAAGGCCGAGGTGCTCGAGGCCACCGACGGCCTGGTGACCAGCGCCAGCAAGCGCGACCAGTTGCTAGCGTTCATCTGCGCCGAGTACGGCGTCGACCTGCCTGACTTGAGGGCCGACACCGTGCGCCGCCGGCTGGAAGACCCGGAGCTACCCGAGGGTGTCAAGCTGCTGCTGTCGGTGCGCCTCGAGTCGACCAAGACCTCGACCGCCAAGTACAAGGCCCTGGTCAACGCGGTGAGCAGCGACGGCCGCCTGCGCAACACGTTGCAGTTCGCCGGCGCCTCCCGCACCGGGCGCTGGGCACACCGC